CCCGACCCGGCCATGCTGGTCGCCCAGGCGCAGGCGCAGGCACTGCAGCAGGAGCAGCAGCGCAAGGCCCTCGAGCTCAAGCTCGACACCGACCTGGCGCGCGACAAGCAGGCCAGCGAGGACGCGCGCGGCTGGGCCGAGCTGCAGGCCAAGTACCAGATGGACATGACCCTGCAGGCCGCGAAGCTGGCCGAGACGCAGCGCGCCAACGACATGAACTTTGGACTGAAGCAGGCGCAAGCTCAGCAAGCCGCTGAAACGCCGGCCCAGCAACCCCCGGGGCCTGAAGGAGGGCCCGCCCAATGATCGACGCCACCAAGCTGACACCCGAGGAACTCGCCAAGCGAGCTGACCACGTCGAGCGCCTCATGCAGGACCCGCTCCTGAACGAGGCCTTCGCCAACCTACGCATCTCCTACTTCGAGGAGTGGATGTCCACCGAGCCGAAGGACACCGCCGCGCGCGAGATGCTGTACATGGCCGCGCGCACCGTCAGCCACGTCGAGAACCACTTCCGGCTCATCGCCAGCGCCCGCCCCATCGAGGGCAAGCTGGAGGCCCTGAAGAAGGTCCAGGCGCTGCGCCGCGACACCATCCGCCGCGAGGCCTCGCCCCGCGCCGGCCAGGCCGACGTGAGCGCCCTCTGACCAGCCGGAGCACATAATGATCGACAGCACCACCCCCTTGAGTGCAGCAGCAAGCGCCTTCGAGAGCATCCTGGCCGCTGAGGAAGCCCCTCAGGAACAACAGCCGGCGAAGCCCGCGAAGCAGGCCAAGGCCGAAACGCCCATCAACGAAGCTCACCAGAGCGGAGAAGAGGACGATGAGACCGAGGCCCAGTCCGACGAGGAAGCCGACGAACCCGAGGCCAAGGCCGACGATTCGGACGCCGACGAGGAGGGCGACGACGGGGACGACGAAGAGTCCGAGGCCGAGGAGGAGCAGGAGCCCGTGTACCAGGTCCGCATTGCGGGCCAGGAAGTCGAGGTACCCCTCTCCGAGCTGGTCAAGGGCTACAGCCGCACCGCCGACTACACCCGCAAGACGCAGGAGCTTGCCGCGGCTCGGAACGAGTTCCACGGCGAGGTTCAGCAGACGCGGGCATTGCGCGAGCAGTACGCGCAGCGACTCCAGCAGGTCGACCAGCTGCTGAACCAGGCCGAGCCCCAGGTGGACTGGGACCGCCTGCGCAACGAGGACCCCATCGAGTTCGCGGCGCAGTGGGCGGACCACCAACGCAGGCAGGCCGCCAAGCAGCAGGTCGCGGCCGAGAGGGCGCAGATCGATCAACGCCGTCAGCAAGAAATGCAGGCCCTCCAGGCCCAGCAGTTCGAGCAGGCAAAGGCCAGGCTGGGGGAGATGATCCCCGAGTGGCGCGACCCGAAAGTCGCCAAGGCCGAGCGCGACGCGATGAAGGATCTGGGCCGGTCCCTCGGCTATTCCGATGAGGAACTGGGCAGCATCATGGACCCTCGGGCCGTGGTGCTCCTGAGGATGGCCCAGAAGTACCAGGACCTGGTGCAGCGCCGGGCCACCCTCAAGCCGGTCAAGACCGCCAAGCCCCCGGTGCTCAAGCCCGGCGCAGCGGCCCCTCGGAAGGAAGCCCGCCAGGTCAGCGAGCTCACGCGCATGAAGCAGTCCCACGCCAAGGTCGGCACGGTGAAGTCCGCGGCCGCCCTCTTCGAGAAATTCCTTTAGGAGCCCATCATGGCAAAAGTCACCAACGCATTCGAGACCCGGCAGGCCATCGGCAACCGGGAAGACCTGTCCGACGCGATCTACAACATCGACCCCGTCGACACCATGTTCCAGTCGTCCATCGGGCGCCGGAACGTGAACAACGTCAGCTTCGACTGGCAGACCGAGACCCTGGCCAACGCTGGCGCGAACGCCATCGAGGAAGGTTTCGATCTGGCGCGCTCGGCCTCCAGCCCGACCGTGCGCCTGTCCAACCACGCCCAGATCTCCTACAAGGATGCGACGGTGTCGGGTTCGCAGGAGGCCAGCAACCCCGCCGGCCGGAAGTCGGAGATGGCCCACCAGATGGCCAAGCGCTCGAAGGAGCTGAAGCGCGACATCGAGTTCGTGGCCCTGTCGCAGCAGCCCCGCGACACCGGCGCCGACGACGGCATCCGCCGCACGCGCGCCTTCGGCCACTGGCTGACGATCACCAGCCGCGGCTCCACCGGCGCGAACCCCGTGTCGGAAACGGCGGCGCACACCGAGGGTACCAACCGTGCGCTCACGGAGACCGGCACCGGTCTGTTCCGCGATACGCTGAAGACCTCCTTCAACGCCGGCGGGTCGGCCACGATGCTGTTCACCAACAGCAACCAGAAGGTCGTCATCGACGGGTTCGTGGGCCGCACCAACAGCCAGCACAACATCGCGGAGACCAAGGTCCAGGCAAGCGTCTCGATGTACGCCTCGGACTTCGGCAACCTGCGCGTGGTGCTGGACCGGCACATGAACCAGGAGCTGATCTACGGTGTGGACCCGGAGATGGTTCGCATGGCCTTCTTCCGCAACTTCATGCAGAAGGTCGTGCCCACCGCCGGCGATGCGGAGACCCGCATGATCCTGGCCGAGTGGGGCATCCAGGTGGACAACGACAAGGCCCACTTCGGCATCTTCGACCTGACCTGATGACGGGGCTGCGGCCCTAGAATCGGAGGGCCCCGGGCGACTGGGGCCCTTTTTCATGCAAGGAGCGCGCAGTGGCAGTGACCCTTCTCGACGACCGTGGTCGCGTGCTGAAGACCATCCACACCGACGCCCATGACGACAACCGCATGGTCGAGGTGATGACCGAGGACATCACGCCCCTGATCGAACTGGCCCGCAGCACTGCGATCGCGCGCAAGCTCGGCCGCGGCGGCGTTGGCGCGTTGGAGAAGCTCTTCGGCGCGAAACTGGTCGGCGTCATGCCCGACTTCCAGGTCGAGAAGATGGTCCGCGAGGGTAGCTGGAACGACCCGAAAGCCCTCAAGCGCTGGTTCAATGACCCCCAGAACAAGGACTTCCGCGTCTGGGAGGGCCGGGTGTGAGCCTGTCCACTTACAGCGAACTGAAGGCCGCAGTCGCCGACTGGTTGAACCGCACTGGCCAGGCCGACCTCGAGGCCCGCGCCGGTGACTTCATCTTGCTCTTCGAATCTCTCTTCGACAAGCAGGACATCAGGCACCCGAAGGCCGTCGTGCGCGCCACGGCGACCGTCAGCGGCGAGTACACCGCCCTCCCGAGCGACTTCGTGGAGATGCAGCGCCTGCGCACCACCGGCGGCTCGAGCGGCTGGGCCACGCACCGCTACGTCACGCCCGAGGAGCTGGAGGACGACAAGGCCGTCAACGAGTCCAGCGACCGGCCGCACCTCTTCACGGTCTCGGGCAACGAGATCCAGATCCGGCCCTACAGCACGAACGACACGCTCACGCTGGAGATGCTCTACTGGGCCAAGCTCACCAAGCTCGGCGACGCCCAGGCCAGCAACTGGCTCCTGGCCGAGGCCCCGGAGGCCTACCTCTTCGGCGCGCTCGCCGAGGCCACGCCCTTCATACGCGACGACGAGCGAGTGGCCCTCTGGACCACCAAACGCGACCAGGCCGTTGCGTCCTTGCGCTCCGCCGCTGAACGCGCCGCTCTCACCAGCGGCACCTTGAAACCGCGCCGGCGAAAGCTGGGGTGATCTTCCATAGGACATAGACATGGCCATCCAGCTATCGACTACCGTGCGCAATGCGCGCCTCGATGCCATTGAGACTGCAATCGGCACTTCGGCGGTTTTGAAAATCCGCACTGGTGCAGCGCCTGCAAACTGCGGCACTGCCGACAGCGGGACGGTGCTGGCTACGGTCAATTGCCCTAGCGACTGGGCAGCCGCAGCATCCGGTGGCAGCAAAGCCCTTTCTGGCACTTGGCAAGATGCGTCGGCAGATGCCACCGGCACCGCTGCGCACTTCCGCCTGTATGCCAGTGACGGCACTACCTGCCACATGCAAGGCACCGTCACGGCTACGGGTGGAGGCGGAGACATGACTGTGGACAACACTAGCTTCACCAGTGGGCAGCAGTTCACGGTGACGACGTTCACGCTGACTGACGCGAACTCCTAGCCATGAAGCGCTGGTTCATCGCCCGCCTAGGCGACTACGAAAACGAGGGCACGCGCGTCCCGGCCACGAACAAGTACAAGCCGGACGGCACGTTGCGAGCAGACCTGTACGCCGACCCGACCGCGCCTTCGCGCATCTGGTCAAAGCCCGGCTTCAACTGGTGCTTCGGCCAGGTCGCGGCCAGCAGCATGACGGCGATGCAGGCAGACCCCGACATCGCCATCCTGCCAGACGCCACGCTCGATGCCGCATTCAGCAGCCTGCCGCTCGCCGTGCGCAATGCTGCCATCACGCGCATTACCAATGCCGGATTCGACGTTTCGGCCATTAAGAGCGTGTGGACAATCCGGCAGATCCTTGTGCACCTGCTGAAGCAGCTGCAGCCTGCGCTGGATAGCGTCGAGCAGGGCGACATCGCAGACGCGACCTAGTGGCCACGTACTTCACCGACTCATGGGCCAGCCTGACCGGCTGGACTTCGCGCTGGCGCGGTGATTCGTGGACGGCTGCCGCTGACCTGACCGCGCCGACAGGTGGCGCAGGCGATTGGAACGCCGTCACTCAAGACAGCATCGACAGCGACTCAAGCCGCGCCGATGTGGACGTGCTGGCCGTTGTCAGGGTCAGCAACATTGCAGCCAGGCGATACCCGCTTGTCGTGCGAGGTTCGGGCGCGGACGAAGCCGCGACGAACTACAGCGCGGCGATTTCCTCGACC